TAAAAAGTTCATCGGCTTGTCTTTCTCTTGCCTCAATAGCTCTTTCTTCTGCGGTAATAACACTTTCGTTAAGGGTTGCTGCCTGACTTTCTAAATCTTTTATCCTTTGGTCTTTTTGTTTTGCTAAATTTTCATATTGTTCTGCTCTTGCTTCAGCATCTCTTGCTCTTGCATTTAGCTTGTTAATTCTTTTAGAGACACCTCTTGTATATTCGTCAAGCTCATCATCTGAAGCTACTGTTTCTTGAGCAGGCTGTGTATCTTGTGATACCTCCTCATCAATAACCTCTATTTGTATCTCTTCTTCTTTTTCTACTTGCTGTTCGACTTCGTTCATTTATAAGCTCACTATATCATCAGGGTTAAGAATTGTTGCTATGATTTCATCATCATTAATAATTCTAACTTCTGCACCATCTTCTAATTTAAATCTTGCTCCTGAGTATCTACCAATCAAAACCCATTGACCTTCTTCACACCAAGGAGCTCCATATTTTTCCTCATCCGAATAACATAGTGGTCCTTTCTTAACAACATAAGCAACGACAGTAGCTAGACTTTCTCTATCTACAGTTTCTTTGGTCATTATGATGCCACCTTTTGATTTTCCTTTACCACGATAGGGTAATACCAAAATTTTCCAGCCAGTCGGAGTAGGCATTCTTTCAACAAGAGAAGCGTCTAGCTTTTCTGGGTCTAAAACAACTTCTTTAGGCTCAACATAAGCAGATTGAATTATGTTATTTTCTAATTCTTTTTTTTCTACTGGTTCAGTCATCTTGTTTAAAGTAATTTTTTATAAAATCTTGCATATTATAAAGTGCTTCTAGCTTACCTTGCAAGAACTTATAGTGTTCCATGTCTTTCAAATTTCCAGACATTAAAGTATCTTGTATGTCGCTTATAGCTCTGTCTATCTCTCTTTGTTGGCTTTCAACAAAGTCAATTACATCTGCCATGTATTATTTTTTTGGTTTTGTTTTCTTTTTTGTGACAGTTTTCTTTTTTGTGACAGTTTTCTTTTTAGGTTTTTTTGGCTCAGCTACAGGCTCTTCATCATTTTCCATGCCTGTTTCTAAACCAGAAATTCTAGCCATTTTCTTTTTTATTCTTAATTCGTTTGCAATTCTTTTTTCTTCTTCAGCAGCTTGTGCTTTAGCTCTTTCAGCAATTTCTTTGAGTCTTTCTTCTTGTTTTTGTTTTTTAAGCTCTGCTTGCCTTTCTTTGATATAGGATGTAGTCATTATTGCCTCGTTTTAACCTCTAATTCTGTTAGTTTTAAATCAGCTTGCTGTCTCATTCTATCTATAGCTAATTGCAGTTTATCATCTGCTATAGCTTTTTGTACATCAATTCTCTGTTGTTGCAATCCAGCTTCTATCATTTTGTTTTCTCTAGCCTGTTCTTGTTTTTCCTCAAACTGGTCTTGTTCCATATCAAGCTCTTTATCTCTAAGCTCTAATTCTTTTTGCCTTATTTCAACTAATGGGTCTCCAGATGGCATTTGTATAGATGATAAGAACTGTTCTGTTAAAGAAGCCATAATCGGTGAGCTAATCTGGTCAAGCATCATTTGTATTTGTTGTGTCAATGCTTTGGCTTCTTCAGGCGGTGCTTGAGTAATTTGTGCTTGCATCATTTCTATTTGTTGCATAGCTTCTGCTGGCATTTGTTGTTCTGCAAGTTGTGCTGATAAAAACTGTAAGTGTTGCATTACATGAGAAACAATCAAGGATTGTAACTGTTCGTTTTCTTGTACTGTTTTCAGCAAAAATAAACTTTGGTGAGCTGCTACATGTGCTTCATGATTTTGCTCAGGAAAAGCTTGTGCTGGTTGTCCAAGAAGTAAATTACTATTTTCAATACCTGCATCAATAGGCATAGGAGTAGTATCTGGTGGAGGTTGTAACAAACTTTCTATGTTGTCTACGCCTAGTGCTGCGTACATTCTTCTGTACGCCTCATAAATACCAACAGGTCCATGAACATCTGGATTAGCTGTAACCATCTGTAACAGCTCTTGAGCCATTGTAATTCTTTGACTTTGTGAAAAGATGTTTGGGTCTGATATAGGAACTATGTCTACTCTCTCATCAAAGTCTGACAATTTAATTTGTCTTGGTCCTGAGCCTGTCTCAAAGTCATACTCTGGTGGTAGATAGTCTGCAAAAACATCAGCTAATAAATTAAATTCTAGTCTTTGTGAATAATGCAATCTTTTATGAATTGCAGACATTACTTTTGTACCTCTTTCTAGCAATGCTACTGTTGTACCAACTGGCATGGCTTGGTTCATGTCTCCAACATTCATATCTGCAATAGCTGCAAATCTTTTACCTGAGTCTACTAATAAGCCAAGTAATTGCATTAAAACACTGCTTGGCTCTTTTATTGGCAGTGGTATTAAGTTTTCTCTAAGATTGCCACCTGTGGTATCAATGTCTCTAAATTCACCGGGCTGTAAAGGCTCTGCCTCATCCCTAATTCTCATGCCTCTTGCTTTAAAACCTGCTGGTAGATTAGCAAGTGTTCCTGCATCTATAAGCTGTCTAAGAATTGATGTCGAAGCTTTAGATAAACCACCAATCATGTGTGACAAACCTAAACCATAAAAGCCAAGACCCGGTAAAAATTTATATTGAACAAAAAAATTAATTTTGTTTTTAAGTGGGTCTTCAGGCTGAAAGTTTCTTCTGATTGACAAAACTTTACCTGCGTCTCTATCAATAGTAACTATGTATGGTAGTTTTAATCCTGTTGGCTCTCCATCTGCACCGACATCTTCAAAGCCCTCTAAATCTAAAATTGTATGAACTTCGTATATAGTTCTACTTCTGTCTTCTGCGTAACTTGGTTCTATACCTTGTATTTCATCTATTTCTTTTTGTACATCATCTTCTTCACCATATATATCATCTGGTAAATCTATGTTCGAATAAAAACCAGTTAGCTGTTGTTTTTTTATTTCGTTTTTTGACATGCTAATAGCATGTGTAATTCTTTCTGCACTTGATATATCAGCAGACTCATAAGGAACGATTAAATCTTCTGGAGGTATAAATTTTGATACAGCTCTATTTAACACAAAATCAAAATATACTTTTTTGAATGCAGAGCCTGCTAAAGGTAAATAAAATAAAAGTTGGTCAAGCTCTGGGTCATATTCTTTCATTACATTCATAATGTAATAATTCATAAACTCTCTTACCCTATCTGCTTGTGACTCTGTATCAGCATTTCTTACGCCAAGTATCTGTGTCTTTACAGGTCCTTTTGCAGGTAACAACTCTTTGTAAGCTTGAGCTTGGAATTGAGTTACAGCCTCAGCTAAAATTGGATGTATTACACCAGAACTGCCTTCGAATGGTTGTGACCTTGCTTCATCAAATTTCATGCCAAGGTATTTCAAGCCATCTGTGTAAGTCTCTTCCCAGTCTTTTCTTGACTCTAAATCGCTTTTAATACTGCCAATTAAATCTTGTGCCAGTTTATTTAAAGTATCTGCGTTTAAAAAATCAGCAAGGTTTGCATTGAAATCTGTTTCTAAAACTTCTTCTTGTTCAAGCATTTCTTCATCAGTAAGCAAGCCTTCTTCTGTAACCAAAATTTCAGCAGCTTCTCTTATGAGCTCGCCTCTTGGTTTTTCTACTTCTACCTCAGTAATGCTTCCAGACTCATTAATATCTAAATCGTCTTCTGTGCCTAATTTTTTATCAACCATTAGTGTAAAACCCTATCTTCATCAATGCCTAGATAAGCCATGATAAGCTCCATAACATCTTCGTCAATCTCTTTGCCTTCAGCAACTACCTCTCCATCAACCTCTAAGCCAAGTTCTTTTGCAACCTTTTCTGCTTCCTCAATGTTTTCACAATCAATGTCAGGTCCTGTGAATTTTTCACCGCCTAGAGTAATCGAGGTTACAAACTTAGCCATTTTAATAGTATATCATTCTATTTTTTCTTAATCCTTGCATTTCTTCCTGATAGTCTTCATGCAAAGAAACAAAGCCACCTTGCCTAAATCTCATCAATGCCATGGTAGCACTATCGCAATAGTCATCATGGTCACCAAATGGAAACGAAGCCATTTCTTCAATAACATCTTCTGCAAATTTTTCATCAGGAGCCCAGACCATGCCTGACTCAAATATAGGAGCTACACTGTTCATTCTTGCAATTTTATCTTGTCCTTTACTAGGAGAGTAAGCGGTAACAGGTATGCCCATTCTTCTTAGCTCTTGTGTAAGTGGCGTGCCTGATGCTTTTGCTTCAATCAAAACGCAATCAGGTTCCCAATATTTATATTCTTCGTAGGCTTCTTTTTTAAGTTCAGGAAAATCAACTCTAAATCTTTTTGCGTCTAAAAGAATTATATTTTGTGAGCCATCTTCTTCGCTTTCAAAAACAGCCCAAGTCGTTATGGCACTGTAGTCTGCGGTTTCTTTTTTAGAAAAAGCTGTATCGTAACTTTGTATAACATAACTATATGGTGGAACTTTTTCTTCATGCCATGTATTCCACCATTCTCTTTTGACGATACTGCCTTCTTCAGCTGTAGGATTTTGCATCCATTGAGAGTTCCATTTGCTTACAGGTAAAGAAGCTTTTACACCTAGTAACTCTTCTTTTTTCCAAAACTCACCCCATAAAGGATTTTCAGTTTCAGGCATTAGGGCAGGAAACTCTACTATCTCCCATTGGTCAGCATTCTCTTCACCTTGTTTTTTCAAAAGTTTGCCAACCAAGTCTTTTGTGCTCCATCTAGTCATAACTATAATAATCGTGCCACCCGGCTGTAATCTTTGTCTTGGACCAGACGTATACCATTCATAAGCAGACTCTAAAGCTTTAGGTGATAAAGCGTCTTGCTCAGAGTGTGGGTCATCAATTATTAACAAATCCGCACCACGACCTGTGATTGCACCGCCAACACCAGCATAGAAAGCTTCACCTTCTTGGTTTGTTGTCCACCTTCCTGCACTTTTATTATCTGCTTGTAGACTAAGGTTTGGAAAAATAAATTTATAGTCTTCGCTATCAATCAAGTTTCTTACTTTTCTACCAAACCTTACAGCTAATTCTGCTGTGTGCGTACACTGTATTATCTTTAGGCTACCATTTAATCCCATCAACCAAGCTGGTAAAAAAGTAGAAGCAAACTCTGATTTAGAGTGTCTTGGTGGCAGACAGACAATTAATCTCTTAAGCTTTCCTTGTGCAATTCTATTAAATTTTTCTGCAATAATTTTGTGATGTTTGCCTTGTATAAAAGCATCACCCCACATGTGTTTTACAAACTTCAGAAAATCTTTTTGACAACCATCTTGTTTGTCTATTTGTTCATATCTCGAAAGCAGAGTAATAGCTTCTTCTTTTTCTGCTGGAGATAGAATGTCAAAGTCTTTGTAAGAAATATCTTTCATTTTTACTTCGAGCTAGGAAGGTGATAGTGACAGCTTAATCTCCCTAGCTCTAGTCATATTCTGACCAGAACTATTATAAATCATTTAGTACCACTTTTTACCTTCAAACAATAAAGCCTCTGCCTCTCTTCTGTTTACTAAACCTTGTAAAACCTGTCCTGCTGATTTATTCCATCTTTTAATTTCTCTTGGTACATCATCAAATCTTTCTTGATTTAAGACTGTCAGTAAGGTTGATGATTTTAAATTTGTCGGTCCTAGATTGTAGACCCAACTACACAAAGCATCGAACTGACTTTGATTGAGTTCTACATCTACAAAATGATTTATGTAACCTTCATACTCTGGCATCTCTTCTTTAAGCCATTCATCCGCTTGCTCTTGAGTGCAGGTATCACCTTCTTTAACTTTTTTTGTTCTGCCATAGCCTATTGTCCATACACCAGCTGGACAAAGATAAGCTTCTAATTCACAGCCCTCAAATTTTTTTATAAGAGCTATACCTTCTTCCGATATATTCATATTATTGTTCATTGGTTGTAACTTTTCTGTAGTAAACCACTACTTCTTTAAGTTCGTTTATGTATCTTTTTAATTCTTGCATGTTGTATGACATAAGCTCATAGTCTGGTATAGACATAGCAACAAACACTATTCTACCTTGTTCTTTTTCAACTCTTGATAAAAAATCGTCTACATTGTTTTTAGATACTACAAACCAAAAAGGTTCTTTCAAGTCTATTTCTCTAGGCAATATAGGTTGAGCTATCGTCCTTTCAATAGGCTTGCTAATTACTTCTACTTCTTTAGGAATTAGGGAGCAGTTGTAGACCATCATCAAGATTATCAATAATCCTGCTGTCTTCTTCAATGCTATCAAAAACTTCTTTTGTGCCATTGTTTATCCTCTTTTCTATCAAAGCAGGCTTAGCTTCTGCCAACTTGCTTAGGTTATGTCTTTTAAAAATATCAAGATACTTATTCATTTCAGTTTGAATTTTTTGATTTTTTGATTGTAGTTCTAATAGACCTTTGGTTTGTAGCTGAAAATCTTTTTGCAAAGTGTCAATCGTAAGTTTTTGTTCTTGGTCTCTTAATTCAAAAGCCTTGTTCAAAGATGCTAAAGATGAGTTTTGCCAATACAGAAAAGCACACAAGGATAACAAAACAAATATTACGCCTAACAAAATTTTACTCATGCAAAGACTTTAACACAATTTTGTAAAACTTAATAAATTTACTTGCCTATAGTGTGTACAAATGTATAATTGTAATCAATATAAATTTCCTCCATAAATTTATAGTTATAATTAGTCAAAAGGGCAGAGAAATTAATCTTTCTTTGCCCTTTCTGCTAATTCTTCCATTGTTTTGTTTTTTCTGTTGTCTGCGTTTTCTTCTTCTTTTAGCTCTCTTAATTCAATTACAGTATCTAATTTTTGTTGTAATCTAATTAAATCATTGTCGAGCATCCTTATCCTATCAACTAGCTTTATAAGCGTTGTATGTGCTTCAGATAGCCTTTTTTTTATCTTAAACGTAATAAACTGCCAAATAAAATAAAGCATGTATATCAAGCCTACTGTGGCTACAATAGGAAATCCATATTCTGCTATTAAATCAATGTATGCTGTCACTAATCTCTTCTTGCGTCTTCTTTACCATCTGCTCTTGATATTCTGTCTAGGTCAGGTCTAATGCCTAGAACCGAACACATTGTAGCGTCTATTCTTATTATGTCGTGGTTCATTGTTTTTACTCTATTGTCTAAAGCGTCAATGATATTGTACAAACCATTTATTTGACCAATTACACTATCAAGTAAATATTTGATTGTAAGAAAAATAAAAAAACCACTTACTAAAGTGATTGCAATAGGAAAGCCTACTTCTGAAATTAAAATAAAAACTTCTTTCATTTATCTTTTTTTCCTGTGCCTGCGTATAATCCAAACCAAGCAGCACCTGCACCAACCACTATTGAAACTAAACCACTTTGTTCTAAAGTTGGGCTTTCTAAAGCCATAAACCACATGGTAACTTTGTAAAGCAAAAATATGTACACACTAATAAAAACCCTTGGAAATATACGCCAAGCATCTATAGCTTTTGCTAAATCTATGAAAGCTTGATATTTGTTTGGTAAATTTTCTGCTTGCTTTGCATCAAGCTCTAATTCTAGTTTTAGGGTTTTTTTGTCTTCATCGTTGATAGTAATTTTTTCTTCCATGACTGCTCCATGTCTAAATCACTATCTGTTAAGCTATTTTATCAAAATTCTAAGTAAAGGTTAATGTCACAGTACCAGTATGAGGCATGGCTCCAACATATGTGTTGTTGCTACCTGTATTGCTCCAATCTCCTGCTGGAGAAGTCGAAGGATAAAGTACAAGGTGAGTATAGGTTTCATATCCTTGGGGAGAGTATGCACTAGGACTTGAACCATATTCAGGGAAAACCCACATTGCAAGGTAAGCATCAGTTACTCTGCCGGCATACGACCCTTGAGGAGAAGAACTACTTGCTGCTGCACTAGCAGTCACTCGACCTGTAACGCCATAAGTTGGGTTTCCCGGAGCTGTGCCTGCGGTGCAATTATCTAAAGCAACGTGATAAGAACCTGCTGCGGTTGCTGCTGTTGGTGAGCCTGAAGCTCCTCCAAAGTACATAAAAGATGAACCATGGTCTCGATAAGTTGCTGGTGGACTTGCATGGTTGGGTACAGACTTTGAATATTTTTCCAATATTTTAAATTGTTGTAATCCACCGAATTGACTAACATAACCAGACTCTGTAAAAATTCCACTTATGTACACAGTTGTTCCTCCATTTAATCTTATGGAGTGACCATAATCAGAATTATCAACTAAAGAACCAAATGCAACAGGTCCAGAGCCAGCAACAATGGTACGAGACTCTGTAATAGGAGGTGCATCACTCCAGCCTTGAAAAGTTTTTGAATAATTAAATTGATATTGAGAGCCGGGGAAAGCGGTTAATGTATATGAACAAAGACTGCAATTAATAGTTATAGTGTCCTTATGCCAAAAGGTGCCATAGTAATCAGCAAGACTACTATCTGCACTCGAAGATTTATATGCTAATTGTTTAATATCAGTATCATTCAAAGAACATTCTGTGCCAGAAGTACCGCCAACTTCGGTGTGTAAATCATTTAAAGATATTGTTCCTGAAAGAGCTAATTGACCCATTTAACTTCCTTGTAATTTTTCTAATTTTGCATCTAATTCTTTTATAGACTCAATAAGTAAGGGTACAAGCCTACTGTAATCAACAGTAAGAAAATTTTCTCCTGTTCTTGAAGTAATTTGATTGTCACGAATTTCCCAATCAAAAGGAGCAAGATTAGTGACCTCTGGTACGACTTTTTCAACGCTTTGTGCTGATACACCGATTTGTTGGGTGTCATCGTCAAACCCAAAACGCCTAGCCAATTCGTTTTCTTTATAATAAAAAGTTTCTATTTGTTTTACTTTTTCAGTAGCGTTCTCTATATCACCTGTTTTTTCTTTAAGCCTCTCATCTGAATAATATGCTATTACATTTCCTTTAGCAGCAGTTGTTCCTGTGTGAGTCATATACAAAATTTCAGACTCAGTGCTATCGTAAAAAAGATGACCACCATAGGTGCTTCCTGATTTATATATATTTGAACCTGACCAGCTATTAGATATGTTTGCAAAGCTTGTTGTAGTAGAAGGTCCGAGAAATTTAAGCCTTTCTTCACTTCCACCACTTGTAATCCAAGTATCTTCAGGAAAATTACCAGCATTTAAAGCAGCAGATAGTTGTGTTTGTATCGCAGAAGTCACGCCATTTAAGTATTGAAATTCAGTATTACTGACAGACCCATCTGCTATTTTAGAAGCATCAATAGCAGCATTCGAAGCAACACTTGCGTTTACAACTGCATTAGATGCTAATTCATCTGCTCCAACAGAGTCATTTGCTAAAGAAATCGCACCATTTGATGCTATTGTTGCGTCACCGCTAAGAGCAACAGGTAGAAACTTTGTACCATTAGCCACTAATATATGACCACTTGTGTTTGTGTCCATAGGAAAACCAGCTTTATTCAAGCCTTCAAAACCTTCAAATACAGCAGCTGATGCACCTGCTCCATCTAATACACAAATTTTTGTTTCACCATTTGCAATAGTCAGCGTAGAGCCAGAACCTTGTTTGATAATTATTGATTGTGAGCCTGAAGTAGCGTTTTCAATTATTTGCACCCTTTTCATCGTGTTAGGTGAAATTGTTATTGTGCAAGTAGCATTCAGAGTGCCTGTGTATTTAACGTACATAGCTCTAGCTGCGTCTGATGTTCCATCAGCCACAACAGAACTATGAGCTGTAGCATTTGTAGAAATAGCTTCAGTACCATAACCCAAAGCTTCACCAATTAATTGTAGGTTTGTATTAGTAGTTACACCCCAAGTACCAGATTGGTCTCCAGTACCCATCTCATTTAATCTTAAATTATTGGTAAATACACTTGCCATAATTTTTTTCCTCTATTCTATCACGCTACATCTTCAACATCTTCAAAGTTAGGTGATTGTGCTTCTGATATTGTACCAAAAGAACCAGCTTGACTCTCATCTATTGTGCTATATGAAGAACTTTGTGTCTGATTTATTAAATCATAAACTAAAACTACATTAGTGTTTGAGCTCATAGTAAGAGAAATAGTAACTGTGTTTGCATCCGCTGTTGTTGCTAGACTTCCTATTGAGCTGCTTACAGCCAAGCCTGTAACATTAATTCTGTTACTTGACCTTTGTATCGCTGTGCCTTGTGAGGAAGTTATCCCTTGCCCTGAAACAGATGTATTTGCTTTTGCATTTATTACAGGAGAGCTCAAAGAACTATTTAGAGTGAAGCCAGATACAGAAATATTATTTACAGATACTGTGGTTATTGACCCAAGGCTGCTTGTAATTGCTTGACTTGTGCCAGTTATATTTGCATCTGCTTTTACAGTTGAGCTACCTATAGCTGTAGTAGAGCCTTGCCCTGTAAAACTTACATTTGCTTCTGCATCAATTCCTGTAATTTCTACTGAACCTATTATTGCACTCAAAGCTGGTGCTTGAGCTATAGTCGTTCCTTGTGCGGACACCAAGCCATTAGCAGAAGTTATCACTTGTGAGCTCGCTGTAGTGTTGTTTGCACCTGATATAGTTGGCGAACCTAATGCGACAGAGCTGCTTAATCCTGTAATTAAAACATTTGTTGTCGGAGATATTTCTACACTGCTCAGAGAAAAAGTTGCTGCTTGTCCAGTCAAATTTATTTTTGCATCACCAACAAGAGATATTGAGCCTACAGACGAAGTAATAACTAAAGAGCTAAGGGAAACATTTACTGAGGCTAAGTCACCACCTAAAGAGCTAAATGGACTTTCTGCAAACGCTGTTATACCGAACATAATTTACTATTTTACTCTAATTCTTGCCAAATATTCATAGGAGGTAAAAACATACTGCTTTTATATTCAAGTTCAGTGAGTAAAATGTCTCCTACAAAAGAAATTCTATCAGAGCTTGCAACACCTATTTCAATCATGTGTGTTAGATAAGGCGGTACAATAACAAAATCATTAGTAGCAAGAGACAGTCTAAATTCTAAATTATTCATATCTTTTATGACTAAATTATTTTTACCATCGCTTTTTGTGTAAAAAATAAAACTTAAATGTGCATAGCCATGATTATGTGGGTTGTAATGTATCTGATTGCCTTTGGGTATATTTATTGACCAAGACTGTACTAAATACTTTTTGTATTTTTTTGGTAAATAATCATCAAGTAAACGATTGGTTTTTTTTATAGCAAAAGAAAATTTTTGCAATGCGTTAGGTACTTTTTCCTCAGAGCTACCATCATATTGCACAGCAAAAGAATTAAGTTGTGCTCTTTCATCGTCTGTTAAATCTATTGTTGATTGCCATATCATGGAAGTATTTTAAAAGGTACGCCA